TACCAGCAGGACTGCTGATGACTAACTCGTCACGCATCATCGACAAGCTCCAGAAGTGGATCGACCGCACTGACTCGTTCACGGCAGGACGCAACAACTACATCCACAAGTTCGCCTGCGCCCTCAATCGCTATGGCATCACCATCGTTGAAGCACTGCGCTACCTGCAACAGTACGCTCAACCAGACTTCAGCAGTGAAGAGATCGAGCGCACCGTCAAGTCAGCGTACAACCTCAACCAGAGCGAACACAAGACAGAGTTCTTCAAGGACGCAGAACCACTGTACGCAGTCCAGCAATGGAAGCGACAACAGCTACCACTGCAAGACATCAAGAGCCAGCTGATCACCAACTATCAGATCACCGGGCAGCAAGCAGATGACATCATCACCGAAGCAAGCAACGCACCTGCATCAGACATCTTCTGGTATGAGCGCAAGACTAAAGTAGGCATCATGTACCACGTTGACAAGACCGCCCTACGTAAGATATACGAGCGTTATGCGATCAGACGATACAAGATCAACTCCAAGACTTGGATGATGGTGCAGATCGATGGGTGCAAGGTCAGAGAGATCGTGATTGACGAGATGAAAGACATCATCCGCAGACACTTCGACTCACTGCCTGTCACGATCAACAATACGCCCAAGCACATAATCCAGAACCAACTGGAAGACCGACTTGACGAGAACTTCCTGCGCCCAGACAAACTTGCATGGCTGGAAGACTATCAGATCAAGTTCAACCGTGATGACCTTAACACAGCCTACTTCTACTATCGCAATTGTATGCTCAAGGTAACAGCCAATAACATCGAAGTGTGCGACTACACCACCACGATGGACTCCTACATCTGGGCTGATCAGATCATCGACAGAGACTTCGAACTGCTGACCAAAGATCAGATTCCTTACTCCGAATATTGGGACTTCATCCGACTCATCAGCACCGGAGATCAGATGACAGAAGAGAACATCAGAAACTTCGACTCTATCTGCAACACCATCGGCTTCCTCCTGCACGGCTACAAGGACAAGTCCAACCCGAAAGCAGTCATCATCACTGATGAGATCATCTCAGACACAGCGCAAGGTGGTGTCGGCAAGGGCATATTCATACAAGGCATCTCGCACATCAAGCGCACCGTGAAGTTCGATGGTAAGCTATGGTCATGGACGAAGCCCTTCCTATACCAACGTGTCACCCTCGCCACTCAGGTCCTCGCATGGGAGGACGTGTTGAAAAACTTTAACTTCGAGAAACTATTCTCCCTCATCACCGATGGCATCGAGATCGAGAAGAAAAACAAAGACTCATACTACATCGACTACGCTGACGCACCGAAGGTGATGATCACCTCCAACTATGTCATCAGCGGACACGGTGACTCGCAAGAGAGACGTAAGCATGAGATCGAACTCAAGCGATTCTTCCACAAGGACTACAAGCCGGTACAGTACTTCAAGCACAACCTCTTCGATGGATGGGATGTTAAGCAGTGGCAATTATTCGATAACTTCATGATGTACTGCGTGGCTCAGTACCTTGATGTCGGACTCTTACCAAGCACCAACAACACCCTCCGTTACAAGAAACTCATCAACACAGTCCCGGAAGAAGTCATGCAGTGGATCAAGGAGTTCGTCATTGTCGGAGTCGAGTACAAGCTCACTGATATAGTTGATCAGATCAGGTCAGCATTCCAAGAGCATCAGAAGACCATGCACAGAACCATCATGCAGTGGATCATCGACACCTTCAAGTTCATGAATCGCAATGTCACCAAGAAGACAAGCAGAGATGGGGTTTACTTTACGGTGGGGTGATCCATGCACATGATGCCAGAGGTCATGTCTATGCCCGGTCAATGTGCGACTTCGATCATTACTGGCGGGATCGGTGAGGGTCATGTGGGGATCTTGCGGGATGATGTGGGGCAAAAACGAGGCAGATGTGATGATGCGTGAGGATCGTGTGACGTTGTTGCGAGGATCTAACTCGCTGATATTGTAAGATAACGATTATGTGATGATCCCAAGGCTATCTATTTTATATATATTATATTATTTTTTTTAATTCTTTCTTTACCTATTGTTATGATTAGTATCATAACATCATAACATAGTTAGAAAATCAATAAGTTAGAACGTCACAATTCCTAACATTATCATCACGCATCATCACAATGAATTTCTGATGAAGATTCATCAACTATTGAGCAGTGCATGGATTTAAAAACTACGTTTACAAGTTAATCAAAATAAACAACAACAATGGAACAGAAAGACAATTCAGGCGTACTCTTCGCCAACGACAAGAAGACAGCAGACAATCATCCCGACTACAACGGGAAGTGCATGGTTGATGGCAAGCCGAAGGACCTCGCTGCATGGGTCAGAACCAGCAAATCCGGGCAGAAGTATCTGAGCATATCGATTAAAGAGCCGTATAAAGCCAATACAAGCCCTCAGACGAACGATCGGCAGTCGGTTAATGTAGGACACTCAGATTTACCTTTCTAACGCTATAAGTCAAATGAAGGCTATTATTTACCAAGATGCCCGTAAGCAGTGGAGATGGCGCATCCTGTCCCGCAACGGCAGGATCATAGCCGACTCAGGTGAGTCTTACACCAGACGATCAAGGTGCATGGATGGACTCAAGCTACTTCAGTCTATCTGCGGTCAGGAGATTCAAATCATCATCGCATGAACATCAGTTTGGTACACCCCAGCTTCAAGCGTCCACGACAGGCGCATGACTGCTACAAGCATTGGGTGATGAAGAGCGACAATGCCTGCGAGTATGAGTGGATCATCTCACTTAGCGACAATGATCCGACTGCATCGCAATACATCCACATCTTCAGGCATGAGCCGGTCACCATCATCAGCACGGGAGCGACCAACATGGTCATGGCATCCAATGCAGGGGCGAAGATCGCAGGGCAGGACATCTTGATCCTCGTCAGCGATGATATGTTCGCACCTCAAGGATGGGACTCGCTACTGCTTGACTGGTTCGCTCGGCATCCAGAGCCTGCGGTCCTGCAAGTGCATGATGGCATTCGCTCGGACATCCTGACGATCCCGATCATGAACAGAGGCGCATACGAGCGACTCGGCTATCTCTACCATCCCAAGTACATCAGTATGTTTGCCGACAACGATCTGACTGAGACAGCGAAGGCGCATGGTATGTACCACGTTGACGAGAGCATCGAGATAGAACACAGACACTACACGGTAGGCAAGTCTCAACTTGACGAGACATACAAGCGTGAGAACTCAGCAACTGCATGGACACACGGACAGCGACTATTCAATCAACGACAGAAGATCGGCTTTCCGCTGTGAAGCCATTGTGGACGATCTACATCCTGACCATCACCGGGAGGGAGTCGATGCTCGCACGACTTCGCACACGACTGGATCCCCAGATTGACTGCAAGCCAGTGCAGGTGATCGTGATTAAGGACAACAAGGAGCATAGCATCGGAGAGAAGCGACAGTACGCTGTGGACTCATGTACAACCAAGTACATGAACTTCATCGATGACGATGATATGATCAGCACGAACTATGTTGATCTGATCTTGTCGCAGCTCAAGCGAGATGTGTATGGTGTCGGATTCAAGGGTATCATCACTACCAACTCAAAGCAGCCTCTGGAGTTCGTGCATCGTGCCGGGCTGAATTGGAGCGAGAAGCCTGAGAGATACGATGGATCGATGCGTTACCTTCGTCCTCTCAATCATCTCAATCCGGTGATGACGAGCATAGCGAGGGAGATCGGATACAAGTCTATCAGCATGGGTGAAGACTATGACTATGCGCTGAGACTCGCAGAGAGTGGGCTGGTGAAGGACAAGATATTCATAGATCAGTTTCTCTACTACTACCAATACAGATCGAATAAATGACATATACAGATTATCCGAGAGCGATCAGCGAAGCAGCGGAGCGAGGCATCAGGTTAAACGATGAGATCGGCAACCGATGTGCTACGCAGGTCGGGAAGGTGAGATCGCAGCAGTTAGCGAACCGTGAGCCTATCACTACGATGACCGTGAAGCGGATGTACTCGTACTTGAGTCGTGCAGGGGAGTACTACGATCCTAACGATGACACTGCGTGTGGGACGATCAGCTATCTGCTATGGGGTGGTGAGCCTGCTTTGAGATGGGCTGAGAGGGTGCTGAGAGAGGAGGGCGAGATTGAATGAGAACGCTGACTAAGACAGAGAAGAATGATTCATTACTGCGTATGGCAGGTGGATCATGGACGATCAATCTTGAACGTGTGAATCTTCAACACTATGACGAGATTGTTTATACAACAGAAAATCGGAGATATGTCATCACCACAGCAGAAGCGATTGAGAAAGGATTTGAGATGATTCTCGGTGGTGAGCGCAAGCTGGTAGTAAGTCTTAAGCATTGGCACGTTTCTGCTTTATCTTTGTAGTATGCCTTTCAAATCAAAAGCACAGAAGAGTTACCTGTACGCTACCAATCCGAAAGTAGCGAAGGAGTTCGCTCGTAAGACCACACCGAAGCAGATCCAGTCGCTGCCGGGTAAAGTGAAGAAGAAGACATGAAGCTCAAGGATAAGATCGAGAGACTGCTCGACTCCTATGACGAGTATACGATGAGGCGAGACCTCGCTGAGTTGTCAGCGCACGATCGTCTGAAGATGATGGCTACGCTTGCGGAGTTCATCACCCCGAAGATGAACAGGCAGGAGGTGAAGACTGACGATGGTACGATCAACATAAGAATCATCCGTGACTGACATCGCCATCAAGCTCAAGCGTCTGCACTCTGGTCAGGAGCGTGTCATCAGTGAGGCGAGCAGGTACAATGTCTTGAAGATCGGAAGGAGGTGGGGTAAGACCACGCTTGCGGTGAATGAGTTGCTTCCTCAGGTTGCGCTTGATGGCAAGCCGTGTGCGTACTATGCACCCACGTATAAGGACCTGCATGATGTATGGCTTGAACTCAAGTACACATTGAAGCCGATCATCGAGAGCAAGAACGAGCAGACGAAGCAGATGCGTCTGGTGACAGGTGGCGTGATTGACTTCTGGAGTATGGATGAGCCTGACTCTGGTCGTGGGCGCAAGTATGCGAGGGTCGTGATTGATGAGGCAGAGAAGGCGAAGAAGTTCAGGGAGGCATGGACGCAGACGATCATGGCTACGCTGCTGGACTACAAGGGTGATGCGTGGATTCTCAGCACACCGAAGTTCGGGAGGACATTCTTCAAGGAGCTATTCACCAGAGACGATCCGAGCTGGTCAAGTTTTAACTTGTCAACTTATGACAATCCGCATATCAATCACGAAGAGGTGGATCACCTGCGTGATCAACTCGATGAGTTGACTTTCCGGTGCGAGATACTTGCAGAGGATGTTGACCTCGCTAACAATCCTTTCGCTTACGCTTTCGATGTGGACAAGCACGTGCATGATGTTGCTTTCGATCCGCATCAGCATATCTATCTCAGCTTTGACTTCAACGTGGACCCGATCACTTGCATCGCAGTCCAGCACGTAGGCGGATGCATCAATGTGATTGGTGAGTTCGCCCTGCGTAACAGCGACATCTATCAGTTGTGCGATTCGATCATTGCCAAATATCCGAAGGCATCGCTCATCGTGACTGGTGATGCGACAGGTGCGAATCGTTCTGCGCTCACTGCCGGGAACACCGGGTACTACGATGTGGTGCAGTCTCGGTTGAGGTTAGGAAGGATGCAGATGCGTCAACCTGCTGTGAATCCAAGCGTAAGAGATACGCGGGTGCTTGTCAACAGTCTGCTTCAGAATTACTGCGTGAAGATTGACAGATCGTGCAAGGGGCTGATCACTGACTTGAAGTACGTGGAGGTGGACGAGGATGGAGACATCATCAAGGATCGTAGGACGGACATCCGGAAGAGCGATCTGCTTGACTGCTTCAGGTACTACTGTGCTACGTTTCATCGTGATTGGATTCGATATTTATGATGTATATTTGTAAGCATGGCACTATCGTATAAAATGCAAGTAAGAAATGACCCAGCTTTATACAATTGGACTGGGTCAACATTTGGTGTAGTATTTCAAAATTCAGGAACATTAACTTCAGGATTTGGAAATTCATTTGCTGAACTTCTAACGAATTTAGAAAGTTATTTGAATTCTTTTTTTGGAGGGTCATTTACAATAACAACTTCTACAAGTGGATCTTATACTGTTTATAACATTGATTATACAGGATTAACAACTGATCCTGTCGTTGCATTTGATAATGACATTGTCTTTTTTGTATTCACAGATCAAGCAGGTGCTTATGCAAGTTCAGGATTCTTTTCACAAGAAAGGTGCGTTGACGAAGGTCTCTGCCCCGATTGTCCAGAGATCGACACTACACCGTGCGACATCTGCTACGATGTGACTACCGATCCATGCGAGAGTACAATCTTCTTGCCCGGTCTTGATGCAGACACTACATATACACTCACGATGACAGACAACAATGCAGGAGTCAGCTACAACTACGAGGTGACAACAGACGAGACAGGTGAGGCATCAGTCATCATCGCTGACTTTCCAGTCGGTGCGTTCAGCACCTTCAGCAACTACACGGTGACGATCGTTGACGAGAACGGTGATCCTGCACAGGTGACGATCGGTTACACGACATACGATTGCTACAATCTTATATTCACACCATCAACAACAGTAACACCGCAGACATGATTAGCAATATGATTGACACGCTGATGTTCATGCTCATCAACAGTATGTTCATCAATGGACTCAAGTTAGCAATGGAAGAGGGAATGATCCTCTCATGGCTTGGCAAGTGGGGAGAGAAGTGGCTCGGCTATCTATGGCAACCGTTAGGCGGGTGCGTGACTTGCATGGCGAGTGTCTACTCGATCCCATACTGGCTCACCTTCGACTGGAATCTGCCGATGCTGATCATGTACATCCCGGCACTCGCTGCTCTCAACACGATCATCTATAACAGATACTTCGCACATGATTGAGATCATCAACTCATATCTGATCAAGATGCAATACTTCCCTCTGGGGCGATGTGCTTGTAAGGGCAAGCCATTCCGATGGAAGCACAGCGATGGTCATGAGGTGATGCTGTTCAACGATGGGAGATGGCAGTTAAGACACAACGGAAGAACTACGAGATATGGACAACAAGAAACAATATTGGGCGAAATTCAAGAATACTATTCGCAACGTCTGGGCGAAGATCATCACTCGTCTCGGTCACAAGCCGATCTGGCAGATTGAAGAGGGTCATGTGATTGAACCTGCCTTCATCAGTGGAGGAGTGCAATACTACCGATTGAAGGACTACTTCAATACTTTCAGTATGCGAGGGCTGATGGCGTTGCAGGTGTATGAAGAGTGGAACATGAGGATGCAGAAGGAGCATCTGGTATTGTTCATCGAGGCGTTCGACAAGATCATCAATGATCCAAAGCAGATTAAGATTGGTGAGTTGGTGAAGATGGTGAATGCCTTGAAGGAGCGAGTGGAGTGGGTAGTCCCGACATCGGAGATCATCTATAAGTTTGCGAGTGTTGCGTTCTTCGACAAGAATGAGAGTCCATACAGTTACGATCCTGAGTATTGCAAGCAGAAGATTGAACGCTGGAAGGAGGCAGCTGATGTCAGTGATTTTTTTATCGTGACGCAGCTGAAGGATTTGCTGCCATTGCCAACGCTATCAGAGGAAGATTTGCGGACTTGTTTAACGGTAATAGATCAGTTGAACATCATGGAGAGGGAGAGTCTCCAGCGTATCGCCTTGCGAAGCAAAACGAAAATGGATTCATCCAACGCACTCTGATCAATCAGAGGTATGGCGTGAATTGCATGAAGCTCACATTGTGGGAATACTTACTACTAATTGAACACACAAATAAATCAGAATAATGGGAAAAGAAATTAACATACTTGCACCGGAGTTAGGCTTCGGGTCATTTGGCATCGCAAAGGTTCAGATTGAAATCACAGAAAATGAAGAGACAATAAGCAGTCGATTGTATTACTTCAACATTGCTGAGTTTAGTTCCTTCTGTGACACTGTCAATACAGAGTTCGGATCTATTCATTTCGGTCAGCATTACATCGGATTGAGCAATGGAGACTATGATGTCTTACGATACAATGGATCGGAAGTGAACAGTCCTTATGTTATAGTATCTGACTTATCTGAAGCGATCGCACAGCTCGCACCGTAATCATGCCAACCTACTCTGTTGTTGATTTCAGCGACACTACGGTCAAGCTAACCGAAGACAGTCTGGAGTATATCTACAAGAAGGTGTACTGCCTGACTGCGGTGTATGGTGACTATGTGTATTTCTACACGCATCAGTTAGAGACTAATCTTCTGCGTCAGCAGTATGCTATTCTCTACACTGATTGCGTTGCACCTGTCGGGACTTCAGCAACTGATCTGAAGACGAAGATCGATGCGATCATCAACAACTACGCAGCGAATGCGCCATCGGTGTACTACGGCAGTTACTACGACAGCACGAATCAGACTAACGCAGGAGCGACAGCGGAGAACATCATCCAGATCGGGAGTGTATTTGAAGAGAATGGTGTGAGCATTCAGAATGGTGATGAGATCACCGTTGTCAATGCCGGGACTTACAATCTTCAGTTCAGCGCACAGTTTGAGAAGGGCAGTGGTCCTGATGCGTATGTGCAGTTGTGGTTGAAGTTGAATGGTAGCAATGTCGCTGACAGCAATACTGAGTTTGAGATTCATCACAACAACGGCACTTATGTCCCTGCATGGAACTTCGTCTTGTCACTCAACGCAGGGGACTATCTTCAACTTGCATGGCATAGTTCGTCAACATCAGTTCAACTATTGGCGCAAGGCACAGCATCATCACCGACACGACCAGCGATACCGAGCATGATCGTCACACTCACTGAAGTGATGGGCGTGAGTGGTGGTGGTGGTGGCTTCGATCCTGCATTAACTTTATCTTACATATCATCATACTGATGTATTTATCAGCAACGACACATATACTTGAGATACTCTCTGATGCGACAGCGACAACGAATGAGCCTGTCTATTCAGTGGCGTACAACGATCACACAAGTGCAGGGATGACTCTGCCACAGAGTAGCAGTCAGGGATTGCTCACTGGCACTACACCAGTGACTGCGGTGAGCGCACCGGGAGCGAGTACGACTCGGCAGATCGCACACTTGACAGTGTACAATGCAGACACGGTGACGAGGATCATCACGGTGCAGAAGGATGTGAGTGCTACGAATTACATCGTAGTGAAGGCATCGCTTGCCAGTGGTGCGACCTTGCAGTTCAGTCGTGAGAATGGATGGACGGTGCTGAACACAGGAGCAGGGCAGGAGAGTCTTGTCCTGACGCAGTTCATTGCAAGTGGCACGTGGAACAAATCAGCGACACTCAAAGCAGCGTTAGTATGCTGCTTGGGTGCAGGTGGTGGAGGAGGTAGTGGAAGACAGGGAGCAGCAGGTGAGAACAGATTTGGTGGTGGTGGCGGTGGAGGCGGTGCGCTTGTGTGGAGGATGTTCCAAGCATCGAGCATGAGTCCATCGTATGCGATCACAGTGGGTACTGGTGGTGGTGGCGCAAATGGTCAGGCATCAACATCGAACAATGGCAACACAGGCACGACTGGTGGAGATAGTTCGTTCGGCAGTGCAGTGATTGCAAAGGGTGGTGTTGGTGGTAGTGGTGGAACAACGACAGCAGGAACGGCAGGAACAGGAGGAACAGCAGCAGCGTCATCACCTGCGTATGGTCCTTATGCTACACCAGCAGCGAGTGGGTCAGCAGGTCAGACAACATCAAGCTCTGCGGTAGGTACTCCCGGATTAAGTGGATCACTCGCAGGAGCTGGCGGTGCAGGGGGGCAAGGCATAAACTCGGCTAACACATCAGGCGTTGCCACATCAACAGGTGGTGGTGTCTATACGAATGGTGTGTTGATCACTGGACCCACGACAGGCAACGCAGGTGTTGCGAATCAGGCGTTGAACTTTATGTTTAGCACATCGCTCAGTGGAGTGTATGGTCTCGGCACAGGCGGTGCAGGAGGTGTTCCAAGCAACATCGCAGGTACAGCAGGTGGGTCTTATGGTGCAGGTGGTGGAGGCGGTAGTGGTACGCTCAACGGCACAACAAGTGGAGCAGGAGGGTCAGGTGCAGGGGGATTGGTAACAGTGTTAGAGATATACTAAGATGGCGATAACGGAAACAGTAAACATCGTATTCGGTGTAGTCAGTGACGAACTCGATGATAGCATCGATAAATTAGTTCGTGCAGGGAAAGTTTCTAAGGAGACTGCTGCTGCTTATAAAGAGTTAGAGAACTCCAGCAAGAAGGCTACAATTGAACTCGAGAAATTAAATAAAGAGTTTGGCGAGAATAGTCAAGAAGCGTTAGAGGCGCAGAAAAGAATTGATGAGCTTAATAATAAACTAAAAAAATTAGATGAAGAAGTAAAGACAACGGCAAAAGATTTTGTTCCACTTCGTCAACGACTCAAAGAGGCAAAGGAAGAACTTCAGAAAGCAGAGGCTGCATTTGGACCATTTAGCGCAGAGGCGCAAGCAGCGAGGAAGAACGCAGGTGCGCTGACTGCTCAGCTTGATGATTTGAATCGTCAGATTAAATTGATTGAGCCAGAGGACAAGATCAAAGCATTCAGCAATCTTGGTCAGGGTATTCTCGGATCGTTCCAAGTAGCAACCGGAGCATTGCAAGCATTCGGTGCTGAGAATGAAAGAGTGCAGGAGATTGCACAGAGATTACAAGGTGCATTGAATGTCGTGCAGGGAATTCAATCAATAATAGGATTGAAGGAAGCGTATGAGGATGTTAAGATTATTCTTGGTATCACAACAACAGCGCAGAAAGCGTTGACTGTTGCTAATGAAGCAGAGGCTGTATCTGCTCAAACAGCAGCAGCAGCGAACAGAGGATTAGCTGCTTCGTTAGGTCCTATCGTTTTGATTCTTGGCGCACTCGCAGCAGCATATTATATCTTGGCTGATTCAGAAGAAGCAGCGAAGGGAAGTACCGATGATCTGTTAAAATCATTTGAAGAATTAAGGAAAGAGCAGGAATTACAATTATCAATTCTGAAATTGCAAGGTGCTAATGAAGCTGAATTAATTAAGAAGAGACTTGAGTTCAATAAGATTAATCAGGATACTCTGAATTCAATTAAAGATCAAGTTAAAGAAGAAGAAAAGAAAAAGGATATAACTACATCTATTAATGATCTTAAGAGAAATGAGAAACTACTGAATGAAGAATTAAAGAAAAGTATATCTGATTTAGCACAAGAAGAATTATTAAGAGAGCAAGCAGAACGTGAACGACAAGATTCAGCAACAAAGGGTTTGCAATCACAATTTGAAAGTGAACTTCAGAATCAATTAAAAGCAGTTGATGATTTTGCAAATCTTAGAAAGACTGCTGATCTAACAATTATAGAAAACACTAAGGACAGGGAGAATGCAAATCTTGTTACTGAGTTAGAGTCTCTGGAAAAAAAGCGTCAGATACTTATTCAATTTGCAAAAGATACTGAGTTAATTGATGCACAGATTGCAGCTAAGAGAAAAGAGATAAAAGATAAAGAAAAGGAAGAATTTAAAGCAGACTATGAAGAGCGACAAAAGTTTATCAAAGATTTAGCAGCAGCATCATTTGACTTCATTCAAGATTTAAGCAAAGCATCAATACAAGCACAGATAAATGATCTTGAACAACAGAAAGAGCAGGGCATCATCACAGAGGAAGAATATCAGGCAAAACTCAGGAAGATCAAGAATGATGCAGCCAAGCAGGAGAAAGAGTTCTCAGTCTTCGCAGCTACGTTAGCATTCACAGAGGCGTTAGTCAAAGCACTCACAACACCGAATCCTCCAGCAGCGTTAGCATTAGCAGCAGCAGTAGGAGGGTTGAACCTTGCAAAGATCATTGCTACTCCAGTACCAAGATTCAAGCAGGGTACTCTCAACGTAGGCGGTGGCAACCTCGATGCTGATGGTGGCAGTCTTGCAATGTTGCATCCGGGTGAAGCCGTGATTCCTGCCGATCGCAACAGGTCATACCATCCTACACTCAAGGCGATCTACGAGAAGCAGATCAGTCCATCAGATATCAATGCTTATGTGTTGAATCGTCTTGCAGGGCGTGGTAGTATCGGACGAGATACGGTGACTGCGAAGGTTGACACATACGCATTGAGCAAGGCAATGAGTCGTAACAAGGGAGTGCAGATTGAGAATGCACAGATCGTAGGTAAGGCGATTGCGAGTGAACTGGCAGGACGCATTAACAGGAGGCAGATGCTATGATGAAGTTCATGTTCGATGGTAACTATGTCGATCCTGCTCTTAACTGGCAGGAGATCACATCTACATTGAGGCGTGACAAGGATCAGAATCTGTTCTTGTTGTTTCAAGAATATACTCTGGAGTTCGATGGTAGTGGATTCGCTTATATCAAAGCGATCGTTGATGGTGATACTTTCTGCGAGGAGATCGTTGTTTCAATCTTGAAAGAATGCGATGGTCAGGAGCAATTGATATTCAAAGGCACACTGTTTATCGTAGATGTCGAGATCAACGAGCGCACTTGTATTGCGAATTGCAAGGTCAACGACATGAGTTTTTTCAGTCGTATAAACAACAACAAGAATATAGATACTGCTCTCGATGCGGACTTCACGAAGAACCTTGCACAGATCACTGCTCCGGTAGTATATGAACTTGACGTACATCGTGTGTTGAACAATGTACTCAAGTACACAGTTGATTGTTGCAGGGTGTTTGAAGCGTTCAAGTATTATATCTCGTTTATGAGTGACAACAAGGTAGGTTTCTCTTCAAGTCTTTTCGGCATCAATGGACAATGGGAAGGGCTGTGCATCACCACAGGGGAGCGATTACGTGGCGTTACTCCAAGTATTCTGGTAGGAAGATGGGAGCCATTCAGTTTCAATGATCTGTTCAATGAGATCAACAAGCGGATTCCGATTGTCTTACTCATTGATGATCCTTATGGATCACCAGTGGTGAGAATCGAGAGCATTGACTATCTGAACAATGCGAACATCGTATATTCAGCTAATGACATCGAGGAGATCGTTAGCAGTTACGATCAGGATAAACTCTATGCGGTGGTGCGTTTCGGCAGTCCTGTCGATGATACCTTCACGGACTTTCCTGAGACGATCAACTTCTATGGATTTAAGCAAGAAGAGTTCCACATCTTAGGCACGTGCAACCTTGATCAGACTCTTGATCTCACGTGCGACTGGATCACATCGAGTAACATCATCCAGCGTCTTGTTGACTTCGGTGATCAGGGCTATGACAACAATATATTCCTCATTGATTCGATTTTGACAAATGCGACATCAGGAAGGACAACGAACACGAATTTCATAGGATCTAATCCTGCACGATTCTTCTACAATGAGGAGTTGAACAATCAGAATATTGCAGATAGATACATTGAGGACTTGAGCGATAGTCTTGCAGCGTTCTTCGTAGAGACGCAAGATGGGCGTGCGCTCGCTTACAGAGCCACTAATCTTGCGTGTAGTGGAACACCGAACTATCTGACTCCTGTCACTACTACTCAGTTTAACACGACTGAAAGCTTTGACTTCGGAAACTACTACGATCCTGTCTTGTGCAGGTACACAGCATTGGAGACTGGCGTGTATAATTTCAAAGCACAGATCAGGATACAGTGTCAGGCAGGTACATTGAATGGTAAAGGATACTATCAGTTCTGGTGCGTGCATCGTGATGCTGTTGGCAATGTCATACAGATATATCAGATGTACGATCCGATCTTGAATCCTACGAATCCATACATCACACCGAATCCAACATTCCCGACCATCAACAATCAGGTGATGTACATCGGACCGAATACAATTCTGGGTGTGACAATTAACGGCATCATCGCACCTACATCGATAGCAATGACGCAGGGAGATTACATTGATATGCAAGTGAAATATGATCCTGCGACTACTGCATATCCTTTCGGTCCACCCTATCCTATCGGTAGTGTGTTAGGATCGAACAGGGGAACGATCATCGGAGGCATTGACAATACTTACTTTGAATGTACGACTGCGAACAATTATGGTGGTATATTTGTAAATGTGGATCAACGAAACATAAGAGTGCAACTTCACAAGTTCACTTATCCAATGACGCAGACAGACTTCGATGCTATCCTTGCGAATCCTGTTGGTCGATTTACCTTCGGCATGAATGGTCAGGACCCTCGATTCGGATGGATTCAAGAATTAAAGTACAATCACACAACTGGTCTTGCAGACATCACATTGCAGACATCTAAAGCATCTCAGTATGGCAGTTAGTTTTATACCCAATCAACCAATATTATTTGAGGCAAGTGACTTTCCTGCACAGCCGTGTTTGAATAAAGATCAGAGAGCCTATGCTCCACTGATGCAACAGAACGATGAGATGTGCGTGCAGGTGATTAACGAAGGATGTGAGTCAACTTGTGATACTAACATTGGAGCAATACCAAATCAGTTGACGAATGGATCACTGACTGTTGACTTCACAGGATGGACGAGTGTGCTATTCGACAATACTCCTCCTACTCCTGATCCGGGATTCCCTCACTTCACAATCAGCAGCGCAGGGGCTACGTGCGATGGAACTCAGTATGCAGGATTCTATCAAACGATTGCTGCAACAGGAGGATATTGGCTTGTTAGTTTTGATCTGGATATACAGAGTGGAGATGTTCAGATTGGCATTGGTGATGCAGCTACATTGAATCTGAATACAGTTGTTCTTACCACAGCATCAGTTAAGAATATAGATAACAGATTCACATTCTTCATTGACACTTCATTAGGATCAGACTTTTGCGTGTTTGCAAACAGTGCCGGGTCAATCTTTACAATCAAAGACATCAAGGCAGTAGAGATAGCTGGCGCATTGGGCGCACAATACTGTTATGATCTCGGTGATGTTGACACGAAGAATTGGAGATATGTTGAGAGCGTGAATGGTTATCAAGCGATACCGAACGCAGCATTCAGCAATATATGCAGTCAGACTTTTGGATTAGCCACAGGACAGACTTACATCATCAGATATACAATCACAGATCAGACGAATGGAAGTCTGACATTGACAACAGATACGAGTGCGACAATAATCGACACGCAAGCGCAGAATGGTAGTTATGTAGTTTATTACACGCACACCCCAGCAAGTGAGCAACTATGTCTTGAAGCCGATGCAATGTTTGATGGTGTTGTGGTGATTGATGTGTTGATTGCTTGCTATGATCAACAATTTCGCATTTTAGATTTAGAAGACAATGCACTTACTAAGTGGTATGATTCTACCGATCTGACGCATCCTGTCACATTCTATCAAGACAGAATCATCTGGTGTTTTAATCTCAACCAATTGCGTGATCCTACTGATGAAGATGACATCTCACTGACAAGCGGATGCTATAAGGTGCAGATACAAGATTGTTGTGGGGAAGTGCTTGGACAATACACAAGCACGAACTTCATCAACTACAATGTGCTTGGATGGGATTGCTCTCGATGGGTGGAAGGTAGTAATGATGGCTATGCTTTCGGCTTCTTCTTCTCTGATCCAAGCACATCAACACAGTTCACTCTCGGACAACGACTGAGGATTCTGCAATTCAATCCTATTTATCCAGCTGTGGTGAATGAATACTTATACAGCAACGGAAACAGAACACGCTCCTATGCACAGTCAAGCAAACAGAGACAAGCGTGGTTCGACTATGTGGATGAAGTCACACACGACATCATCAGATTGCAGATGCTCTGCGATACGTTGACGATTGACAATGTGAACTTCTTTTGTCTTGCTGAAGACTATGAGCCTGAGTGGGGCGAGAATGGAAAGTACAATCTTGCACAGAGTCGTGTCACCTTGCAGATGGTGACTGAGCCAACGCTATACAACAAGTCATGCTAAGAGGAATCATAACCATCGCACTGAAGCATGCACTATACGGACGCTATGCTTACAACCTTGCCCTCTCGATCAAGGCGAATGATCCTACCTTGCCAGTGGCGGTGATCGCTGATGATGCAGGGATCGCTCACCTGAGTCAGGCGCAGCGCATGGTATTCGATCACATCATCACACCAGAGGAATCGCAATGGTGCAGGGGAGAGAAGAAGCTTCCGCTTGTGTGCAAGTTCTACCTGAACGATCTCACACCATTTGAAGAGACGCTGTTCGTGGATGCTGACATGATCTTTAGTCAGCTCGCTGATATGCCTTCGTTCTGGGAGAGCATGAGAAACGTGAGATGGACGATGGCGAATCGTGGGAGTAATGACCCGGACAAGGGCATCTCTGAATGGGTGAATCCCGATATGCTCAAGCAGTCATACGGTGATGTCAAGCAGTGGTTCGATCTGAGCAGTGAGTGGATATACTGGAAGCGATGCCCGCTCTCTGATCGTATCTTTGTATCAGCACGGAAGCACTACGATGAGGGCAAGCTAACGACACGGAGCTTCGCAGGGGATAAGCCTGATGAACCGTTCTTCAACCTTGCGCTGATCGAAGCGGATCACAAGCCTCATGCACTGCCTTATCAACCTACCTACTGGCAACCTGCTATGAAGCGACCGATGCCAGCGATAGAGATCAAGAGAAAGTATCTTGCCTTCAGTGTAGGTGGTAAGATGATACCCAAGCAACAACAACTGATCTATGATGAGTTCGCCAAGAACGCATCGTACAAAATGAAAATGCCGACCTTGAAGGTAACACATAAGATGAATCAATTACCTGAACGTACAGTAATATAGACAATGCCGATAGTATCTCCCTCTTTCCTCGAACCATACCTGATGCAGAAGCACAGGCACGAAGACTATGATGATGCGTATGAGTTATACGAGGAACTTGAAGTCCACGCAGATGGTGAGTATCCACATGATCTTATTGATCAGCGCAGACCTGCTGAGAGTGAAGACATAAAGAACTATCGCAAGAAGATATTCGTTCCGATCACAAAGCCTGTGTTCACCAAGATTCAGAACTCACTGATGAAGATTCGCAAGAGTCAGGACTGGATGATTCAATTCTCTGGTGATCTTCCTCCACGCATCAGCGAGGACGAGTCACCTGAGAAGTATCTCATGTATAAGTTTCCTCGCAATGGGAGCATCACCAACTGGATGTTCGGTGTGTGCATGAAGCAGTATCTGATTGATGCGAACGCTGTCATCCTCACTCTGCCGACACGATGGGAGATACCAGACAATGAATACTTCCAACCCTATCCGATGATCTTCAACGCACCTGATGTACTGGATTACAAGGAGGGTATGTTCTATCTGCTCAAGGAGCATGATCAGGATAAGTATTGGATGATTCAGCCCGATGTGATTCAGATATTTGAAGTCAAAGACTACCAAGTACGTGAGGTATTTCAGGCGGTCAATCCACTCGGATACATACCATGCAGACACACGTATGGCATGGTGCTTGAGAACTATGAGCATCGTGCTTTGTATGAGTCTCGCATCAGTGGCATCGTGCCTAAGATGAATGAGGCTGTGCGTGAATACAGTGACCTCCAGTCAGAGGTGGTACAACATATTCATAGCACACTATGGTCGATGCAACCGCAGCAGTGCGGACGATGCAAGGGACTCGGTGAGATACCGAAGGAGAATTCAGCACCCGTAAAGTGTTCAAGTTGTTCGGGCAAGGGACTGATGCCATTGAATCCGTTCGAGCATTTGATCCTTGCAGTACCCAGAGCAGGAGAGCCAGCGATACCTACTCCTCCGATTGGCTATGTACAGAAGGATACTGAGATTGTCAAGATACAAGAAGAGCGCATCCGTCAGCATATCTACGATGCGCTGAGTGCTATCAACATGGAGTTCCTTGCAGAGAGTCCACTTGCTCAATCAGGCGTTGCCAAGCAAGTAGATCGTGAAGAGTTGTACTCGTTCGTCCATAGCATCGCAGAGGACATCGTTCGCATCATGGACGAGGTGATCTATGACATCTGTGCATGGAGATACTCAGGTGTGACCAATGACATCAGAGAGTTGTTGCCATACATACCAGTCCCTGAACGTTATGATATGCTTAGTGGCAAGGTCCTTGTTGATGAGTTGACAAGTATGGTACAGGCGAAGGTTGATCCTGCGATCATCAACGCAGCGCAGATTGAGCTTGCCGGGAAGAAGTTCAACGATAGTGACGTGAAGGATATGGTGGTGTTGAAGTTGAGACTCGATCCATTCGCAGGAGTGCCGGAGGAGAACATCAGTCTTCAACGTATGTACGGAGCGATTGAACAGGACGATCTTATCATCCATGCCAACATCAACAAGTTCGTGAGTCGTGCAATCAATGAGATTGAGAACTTCGCAGGACTTACATATCAGGAGCAGATGAATCAGATGCTGCAATACGCAAGGGAGCGCACACCATCACGACTACCAGCGACACCTCCTGATACTGGATTATAATGGCTACACAAGCAGAGATCATTGAGCAACTGACAGAGGTCATTGAGATGCGTGTATCTCAGTGGGGGGAGCGTATGCCAGAACTCCAGCGTCAGTCCTATGATGTCGTGCTGAACCTGACTGCTGACCTCGACACAGATGCGGATGGTAAGATCAAGCCAACGACTAAGAACATCAAGATCATCAGCAAGATCAAGGATGAACTCAACAGAGTGATCTTCGACAAGCGATATCAGGACGATCTCGATCTTCTGCTGGAAGACTACAACGAGATTACTAAGTTGCAGAACCAATATTTCACTGCTACGGTAGGCAAGTTCAAAGTGCCTTCGGTGATGGAGCAGATCAGCAGCCTTGCACGGGAGTCAGTGATAGATCAGCTCGGACAAGATGCAATCGGTGTAAACTTCGTGGACCCGGTGCGTGACATCCTCGTCAAGAACGTGACCACAGGAGGAAGCCGTGCAGAGTTCATCGAGCAGGTGCGTGAATACATCCTCGACACAGATGCAGGGGAAGGTAAGTTAGCCAAGTACACCAAGCAGATCGTGACAGATTCCCTCAATCAGTATTCTGCCAACTACTCAGCAGTCCTGACTGACGATCTCGGTCTGGAATGGTATCAGTATAGTGGATCACTCAAAGACACATCACGACCGATCTGTGATGCGCTGATCGAAGCGAAGAAGGGCTGTATGCCTTTCATCCATCGCAGTCAGTTGCAGGAGATCGTGGATGGCTATGTCTGCGGAGAGAGGGTCCCGATCTATGACAAGACAGGACTTCCGCAAGGGATGATACCCGGAACGAACGCTGCCAACTTCCGCATCAATCGAGGTGGGTACAATTGCAACCATCAGTTATACGCTGTCAGCGCAGCCATTGTGCCGAAGAAATTGCGTGATAAATTCGCAGGAAAATAGTGTATATTTGTATATATGAATCAAAAGTTTTTAAAGGTCACAAAGTACGGTCAGGACTGGTTTGAATTCCCAGCCGACAACGAGGTCAACGTGAGAGCCATGCTGATGAAGGATGGTGTTGATGCCGTGTGTGAGATCGTGCCAGTGGACAATGAGGTCAAGCTTCTGAAGGTTCAGGAGAAGACAATAACGATGACAACAAAAAAGAAATAACATGAACGTAGCTGAATTTATTCAGAACATCGCTGACCGCATCGGCATGGACAATGCAGATGAACAATTAAAGCAGATTGTCACCAATCCTGCACTCTCTTCTATCGCTGTACCTTCAAGCATCGCCTCAGGCGTGCAGGGTAAACTGATGACTGAAGACGAGGCGAAGTACAATCCAACAATCAAGAAGCACTTCACTGCTACTGCACTGAACGCTGTCGATCTCAAGATCAAAGATGTGATTGACTCGTATGAGTTCGATGACGAGATCAAGTCATCAATCATGAGCGAGCAATCGTCTTACAATCGTATCGGTCTTCTTGCGAAAGCCATCTCTGATGCGAGGGAGAAGGCAATCAGCGCAACAGGTGGAGAGAAGAAAGCACTGCTTGACAAGATCAATGAACTGACAACCTTGCTGAACACCGAGAAGGATTCACGCAAGAAGGACATTGAAGCAGTGAACTCACAATGGCAACAACAGCTCACAGATAAAGAACTGAACTCGATGTTCACTGGTTATGATTACGCTCTCGACTTAGATCGTGATGTGACCATCACTACTGCAAGGAATCTGTGGGAGAAGAAACTTAGAGAGAGGGGAGGGAAGTATGTCTATGATCAGACTGGACTCAAGCTCGTGAACAACGATGCACCCGATCTTCCATTTACAATTGACAACAAGCCTGTCGACATCCGCAACTTCACAGAGTCGGTACTTGCCGATGCGAAGTTGTTGAAGGTGAAAGGGGCGCAAGCACCTGCACCAGTTGCAGGTCAGCCAGTGCCAACACCATTGCCGACAAAACCAATTGCACCAGCAGCGAAGAGTCAAGTGAGTCAAGCACTCGCTGACTTCCGTGCAGGATCGAACTGAAATTCGTGATTAGTGATAGGGTCTGATGACCAATAGCAGGGCGCAAGCCAACACATTTAGTATTCCAATTTAAACTTCTTAATTATCCTCTATAACAATGGCTAATGGATATTGCGAAGCTCTGCTACTTCACCTTGAATCTATCGCAGGGCAAAACTATCCCGGACAGAAAGTAACAATGCCGGGCTTCTTGAATATGTTGGTGACTTCACCTGATCGTCCTTCTGCAATTCAGGAAGGTTATCAAGGCGGTCACTACCGTACAGTGAATGTAAAATATATGCCTCGCACCGTGCCTGCACAGGTGTCAACTTCTGACTCTTGCGCTATCGATCTGCAACCCGCATACAAAGAGACTACTGTGAGCGTGAACAACGTAGCGCAGTCAGGACTCTGGATCGCTGACGATACAGTACGTCAATACTGCGAAGATGCTTCACGCACCGTTGCAGTAGGTCAGCCAGCTACTCAGCTGATGACTGAACATCTGCGTGGAATCCTTCATGCGATGAATGGAATCTATCAGAAGATGGAGAACGTGCTGACTACAAGCATGGCTTCTACCTTCGGTAACCACGTTGCTACAGGCACTGCGACTGCTGTGGCTGTGAACATCGAGCAAGATGGTACTCTCAATGATCTCGGCACTGGTATGACTAAGCTATTAACAGATTTTGCTGCCAACGAAATGTGCGGGCAAGCGGTGTTTGTGGGGGCTTTGGGGTCACTCATGCACTCGTATAGCATCCAGAAGAATCGTGCTGCGCTCGGACTTGCTTCTGCTGGTGTTGACTTCGGTGCTATGACTAATGACTTCCAGTTCTTCGCATCTGGACAGACTGGTAGCACATGGGGCGCACAGCACGTTGGTATGTTCGCACCGGGTAGCGTTCACCTCGTAGAGCGTCAGGACAACGTAGGATCATTCGCTGGTCAGCGTGGTACTTCGTTCTTCACCACTATCGTTGATCCACGCACTCAGTGCTGGACTCCGAACGGTCTTGGAAACATCGCCTTCGACTTGCAAGTGAAGTACATCGACTGTCCAGAAGACCTTGCGAACCTCGCTGCTGGCTATGTGAATCCTGATAACTTCACTGCTAATCGTGGTTATGCTCTCTACATCAAGAAGCGTTACGGTCTGTTCACAACACCGAAGGATGCCTTCGATGGCGGTGATCGTATGGCAGGAAGCAATGGCACACTCCGCTACGTTGTTTCTAATACATAAGATTTGTTCTTGTTGTTGTCGATTGGGGGCGGGTTCGCTCGCTCCCTTTCATTAATCCTTAACTGAATGAACTGTTTAACTGGCTATGTAGGACTGAGAGGGTGTGGTGATACTACACCACCAAGCGGATTGTACGTGAACGATCTGCCGGGCATCTCCAACGAGATACTCGTCAAGCTCACCAATCAGGAGAACGCAACTTACGTTGATGTATGGAATATGATACAGCAACGTGCAGGGCTGCGTTTCTCTCTCGATGTGCGTGAAGCAATGGGCAAGCACTATAAGTTGAACAGTCTCATGCAAGGGATTAATGTAGGCAACGACATCGGTGCTGCATCAGTCTCAACACCTGCGAACTTAGCAGGGTTCACCATCGAGATGATTGATGCAAACTATGAGTTTGTTCCATCACCACTCGCTTCGATTCATCTTCAGCAGATTGTTTTCTACTCTGACAACCAATATCAGAGTATTGATTTCTATGTTTTTGATTTAGATACTGGTAATCTGCTTGGGAGTTATGCCAGCTCATTGGTTGCAGGAAAGAACATCATTGAAGTAAACACTACTTTTCACAATCTCTATATCAATCCTGCATGGAGGGTAGCAGTCATGTTTGACATCACGCAGGTGTCAGGCACGTTTGATCTTGTACTTCCGTATTCAAGATCAATGATGTCATGCTGTGATATTCGTCTGCAAGGATACAGCAGTGATGGTGAGTTGTTAGCAGGATCATTCGGAAGCAACACCTATGGCATGAGTGGTATCTTCAGCATCGTCTGTAATTGGGATGCGCTGATCTGCCAGAACAAAGTATTGTTCTCCCGTGCATGGTGGTATCTCTTAGGTATCGAGATGCTCACCGAATTATTATACAGCAACAAGCTAAACCAATACACCACTGTGAACCTTCAGCGCATGGATGCTCTCCGTGCAGAGTATCAGGTCGAGTACAACAAAACATTGACGCAGGTAGCAGGAGGATTCAAACTCTCATGCGACTGTTGTATCGAGTGCAATGAACCAGTACAGTTAAGGGAAGCAACACAATTCTATTGATATGAGAAATAAATGTGGATGCAGAGGCGGTAAGCGTGGAGGTAAGAAATGATCAGCGTTGATGTTGATGTTTCTGCTCTTGTTGACTTGAAGAAGCGAGTGCTTACATTAGCGCAGACTGACTCTCTGTTGCGTGAGATTGCATCAAGTATGCTGAGTGTTACAAGCACAAGGATACATGAGCAGGGCATCAAGTCAGATGGTTCGCAGATTGGAACTTATAGTCCTTCATATCTTGAACTAAGGCGAGAGCAACAAGATCGTAGTAATACCAATGTAAATCTTGTATTCACAGGAGATATGGAAAAAGACTATAAGATCATACCAATATCAGACACAGAGTACGGTCTTGGATATACTGACGATAACAATGCCGACAAAGCCAAGTGGAACACCCAACGCTACGGAAGAATATTCGCACTCACAGACGATGAACTCTCTCAAGTGCGTGACATCATTAAAGAATACTTAAACAAATTATAATGCCATACATCAGTCAGATCGTTGACATCATCAACAACACTCTTGCCAATGGCAAGATTAAGGATGACATTCGATTCCGTAAGCAACTGCACGGACTGGCTGAACTTTTACCACGACATATCAATGACGATCAGAACGCAATTCCTGCACTGGTATCATTGACAAATAACATCACCTTCTCAGGATTTGATGACAGCAAGAGCATCGTCATCTATCACAGGTGCGTGGAGACAGAGATCATCGAGAGTGAGTTTCAGTTCGGTGATGGACTCAACACAGCAAGAGAAGAAGCACGGATGCGTATGTATGTATTCGCAAACAGGACAATCACGAAGACCACACCACAGCAGTTGAGCTTCCTGCTGAGTAGTGGAATACAGCAGCAGTTAGCGTACTCGCAGTTGACAAACTATCCGGGACTATTCACTGCTACAATCGAAGCTAACATCACGAATTACAACAGCGTTGAGATATTCTCCAACGAATACAGATTACCTGCAACGGCTTATCCTTTGCAACCACATCACATATACATGGCGTTAGATTATGTTATCACGACAGACTATGACTTGTCATGTATTGATGATTGTTTAACTTGTTAAAACACAAAACAAATGTCAGTATATTATCCAGCGTCTAATTGTGGAGGTGGTGCAATTCCACAGTATAGCTGTAACCCTTGCCCAGAATTTGAAACTGCGAGAATCAGATCGGTGGCGTTCGTCAAGAACACATTCTCATTTACCGATCCTTCCGATCCTAATGAGTGGAATACAGGACTCGGAACAGGAGACATCATTGTAATATGGGCAACTTCGGGATCTTATGACGGGAGTGTCATTGAAGAGGTTGTTGGATTTGGCGATGCCGAGACAAACAATGGTGGTGCAACTCACATTCTGACTTACAAAGACCCGAACTCAACTACAAACTGCAACTTCTACAATGCGATTAAGAACAGCAGTGACTACACTGTATGGTTCAGAACATCGAGCAAGATATGGGAGGCAGGTGCGCCAGCAACGATCACTCCTAAGATTCCAATAGCTGATGATCTGAAGGCAGTTGTTACCTATGAGGTACAAGTGAAGTGGCAGAACAGCAACTTGCCATGTCCCTACCCTACTCCTGAGG